ATTAACGCGATATGGAAGATCATCCCATCCGCGATCCTTGTGATAATAGGAAAGCACTTTGTCTTCTGGATCATAATTTAATTGATGAATTTGCTGGCTCAGGTCGTACCTTTCCGCCTGCTCCTGTCCTGGTGTCCAAGCAATGCGCTTATACCCACGGCGAGCCGCCTCACGCAAAACGCGCTTCAGCAAAAGATCGGTCCAGGTGTTTGTGTTGTTGATCAACGGATGCTCAGGAACATCCTCACCATTACGCTTGGCCTGCCCCCAATCGCTCTGCAATTCTTCAACGTGCAGCGTATCTTCACCATCCCTGTCATGCATGCGGATATGGCCAATCACATTTGGCACATGCCAGTGACTGCTGAAATAATTTTTGTCCCGATCTAAAAGCGCGCTTCGTTCGCTCTTATTTTTGAAATCTAATGTGTTTTTGAGATAATCAAGCCTTTTGTTCGCATCATTTACGAATCGGTTTTTTTCGACTTCAGGAAGATTGTTCCAATCATCTACTGAACCTATTGCGCCAGCATCGGAAGCTTTGTTGTAAGCTTTGGTTTCAACCCAATCCTTTATTCCTTCTTCATTCCAGTGTGGTTTTGAGTGAAGCAAGATTTCACGATAATCAATATCTTCTGGATTTTTGTCATCCATATAAGCCGTTGTCCACTCAAAAAATCTTGTTGGAGAAAGGGCATCTTTTTCAGATATAAGTTTCTTCTCTTGAATGTCAGGCATGTTTTGCTGAAAATGCGCGACCAAATCCTGCTTGGCCACGGTCTTTTGATTTCCAAATGAGTCTTGCGCGCCGGAATTATTGATTTCATCCGGCTTAACGCCACGCGCAGTCAGCATCGAAAGCATCTGCTGCGGTGTGCCTTTTTGCTGCGGCAGATTGGCCGCAACATCAGCGGCATGGCTGTAAAGCCCCATCGGGTTTACTTTCCTGGTATAGGAAAGCGCCTGCTGCACCGTGGGATCTTTAGCCACATTCATTGTTGGGATCTGACCGCCATCGGCATAGCGATCAGGATTCTTCAAATCACGAAGCCTGGGCAAATCAGCCACCCCAGCCTGATCATTTATCTCTTTCACTTCATCATCAGACAGGACGCGATTTACTTTCAAACCGCCACTGATCAACCAATTGCCCGTCATATTTGGGTTTGTCTTGTAGCGGTAAAAACCACCGTGCGGAATTTGATCCGTGATATGCGCTGTCTTTGGATCAATGGCGCCGCTCTTGGTGCGCTTGGCCCGCTGATCGGCAACAGACTGCCAATCAACATCGGCAGGCATTTCCACTTCGGCCCACACATGCTCATCGGGCCGGTAATCCGGCTTGGTTTTATCAGGGCTGCTTTTGTTCCCAATGTGCGTGGCCATTGGAAGATCGCCAGCATGCCAGCCAGGACGATATGCAAGATCGCCGAGCGAAGATTTTACCTTACCACCCCGCATCGGGCCTTCTTCAGCAGCAATCCATTGCCCAATCGGGACAGGCTTGTTTGCGTTCACATACAAAGGGAAAAGCTGGCCGGGGCTGCTTTTCTTGGTGCGAAACAGCTTATATGCCTTAACGGTTTTTTCGGGCGGTTCAATTTCGCCACCGCTTGCAAAACAATGCGCTTCGTACTCATGGCGCAAATCACGATCTTTTACAGAACCACCTTCGGCCTTGCCTATGGCGCCGCCGCGCCATTCACCAGCGCCGCCACCGTCACCACCGCCTCCGTCACCGCCGCCGCCTCCGTCACCGCCGCCACCATCCCCGCCACCATCCCCGCCATCGCCAGCATCGCCAGCATCGCCAGGGCCAGCAGCGTCAGCAGTGGCAGCATCAGACATTGAATTGGCATTGTCAGCCGCAGCCGCAGCAGCATCAGCCGCCGCCTGTGCGTCCATATCAGATTGCGTGGCAGCCGCAGCAGCAGCGGCATTGGCATTCGGATCAGAAGCGGGGCTACCCATAGCACCCATAACGCCTAGGCCAGCCATTGCTCCCATTGCAGCCCCAACAGGGCCACCCATCATGCCGCCAATCGCCATGCCGCCCAAGGCCGGGCCTGCTGCCTGCGCAAAGCCAGCAAGGTCTTGCCCAAAATTCCCAGTGCCGGGCGCACCAGATGGACCCTGCGAGCCCGGCGCTTCACTATTACCCCCGCCGCCAGAACCATATCCCCCAGCAGTTTGATCAGGGTAAGCATCATCTTGAGGGGTATTTTGCCCTGACTGCAAAGCCCTCATCCGCTCATTTACAATCCGCGATGGATCAGTCGCTGGATTAAATGCAGGCGGTTGAAAGGGTGTAGGCGCCGAAAAGTCAGAGGGATAAAAGGTTCTAGGGGTAGCCAAGTTACTCCCCAAATTCTCATAGAACCCCCCATTTGCAGCCTGCCGCCGCGCAATCATCATAGCCTGCCGAATAGCCTTGCGCGGATCGTGGTTCATTGCGGCAACGCTCCCCCAAGCCCAGGCAGCGGCGGCAGATTACCGCGCCGCGCCCTCTCCTCTAACTCGCGCTCCGTGACAGCCTGGAAGGCAGGCCGCACAAGCGGCGCCACAACCGGCGCGCTCTCTGGATGCACTGCAAGGTTCTGCGCCAAGTCAATGAGCTGTAGGCGTTCACGGGCGATAGCTTCATCGGTCTTTGCCCCCATGGCCCGCTCTTCAAGGCCAGTCTGCACATGGAATTTAGACACATCCAAGCCCATGCGCTGCTCATGCATGGCCTGATTGGCTTCAGACTGCTGGGCTTCCAGCGCCGTGTCAGCCTCCATCTTCTTAGCCCGCGCTTGGGCTTCCATAGCCTTCGTGTCGGCCTCCTGCTTCTTAATCTGCATCTCAGCCTGCGCCTTCAGCAGCTCAGGCGGCGGCTTGCCCTGCGCGTCAGGCGACGCAAAGAATTGCTCAGGGTTGTTCCAGCCAATGGCCTGCAAGGCAGCCGTATCAATCGCAATCGGGTCGTACAGCCCCGGCTGCGCCTGCTGAAGCTGCTTCAGCGCCATGATCTTCATCAGGCGCTGCGTGTGGCTGGCGGTGTTGGGATCGGCCTGTGGCACCAGCTCTGCATTGTCCAGGGCTTGCAGGAAGCGCTGCTCATCCCACGGATAGGCATTCTTGCGCTTGCGCTGCCAGAAGCTCTCAGGGTTCTCGCGGAAGCATTCGGCCAGCAATTGGAATTCCTGCGCCTGGGCAGCATGCATGCGCTTGTGAACGCTGTTCAGGATCTTCTGCGCCTGCTCAATCATAGCCAGCGTGGTGCCAACCGGCGCATCAGCGCGGCCCTCACCAACCATCATCTCGCTCACGCCACCAATGCGCTGACCAGTCTCAACGATGTTCTGCACAAGCTGCATTAGCGCGCCGCTCGGCTCCTTGTACGGCAGCGGCATGATCGCCTGCTGGATCGGCATGCCGTTGGTCTTCACCAGGGCGCCGCCGCCCGGAGGCACACGGAAGATGTTTGTGTTTTGCCTCGCGCCTGCGTCTGCGAACAGGAAGCCCGGAAAGTTTGCGTACATCCCAGCGTCCAAAAGCTCGCGCCATGCAGCCGTCACCGCGTTTGTCGTGTTGCCAAGAATATGCAGCAGCCCGATGTCGTAGAAGCCGAAGCCGGGCATGAAGGTGTACTTGACGAAATTACTGCGGGCTTCAGGAAGCTCAGCAGTGTCTTCGTCATAGTTGCGCACCACCGAGAGGATCTTCTTTGAAGATGCATCGATGGTGACGCGGTACGGGATCTCCAGGCCAGTCTCTTTGCCCTTGTAGGTATGCTCAAAGCCCTGGATGTTCAGCTCGCAGTAGCATTCATAAATCTCACGATCCCTGTCATCAGGGTTCATGACATCGGGCGACACACCTTCCTGCGATTTCTCTTCACGCTGCAAGCTATCAAGGTTGTGCGCGTTTGGTGTGCTGAGATCAGTATCTTGATACACGCCCAGGATTTGCAGGCGCTTCACCATGCTGGGCTTCAGGAACGTGCGGTGCGTGACACGCTTTGCATTCTGCAAGTCGGTCGCGCCATTGTTCACGATTAGATCATCAGCATCAACCGTTTCGCTGACGGGACGATTGCGCAGCGGGCAGTAATACACCTTCTTGAACGCGGAACCGCCGAAGCCAAGCATCAGCAGCATGCGGTCAGTGTCTGGGTAATACTCGGTCGCCACCGCCGTCAGGTAATGATTAAGGTCGCGCTCCAGCGCATTTGCCAGCTCATCTTCTTGAAGGCTGGGGTCGTTATCGTCGTTGCGGATTTTCACCGGGCCATCGGTGGGCAGCAGCTCAGACCGCGCATTGGCTTGGAAACGCAGCACTGCTTCCAGCAGCAGCGGGTGCCGCACCTTTGACATGCCTTCAACCGGCGCGCCGTCAGCAGCACCAGCAAGGCTGGGGATTTCAATCTTCAGGCCAAGCAGCTTCAAGCCGGTGGCGCGATCTTCAATCCATTCGCTGCGGCTTTGCAGATCATCGCGGATGCCGCGCAGCAGGTCTTCGCTGATGCGGCCCAATTCCATCTGTGGGATTTGATCAACGAGGTTATCAAACCAGCCGGTTTCTTTTTTGCCACCGGCAGGCTCCAGGGGCTGGCCATCAATCCGCACCGTGATGCTGCCATCGGGATGCTCGATGGACAGGATGTTGCCGCTGTCATCGGTCTGAGGCTGATCGGCGGCCTCATCGGCCTCCATGATCACAACCTCTTCGCCGGGCGGCAGCTCAGGCGCCTCGGGGGCGGGCTCACGGATTGACGGGCTAAGGCCAGGGACAAGTGGCATGGTCACTCCCTCTCGCGGGCCATATTGCACATGTGGCCACGCAGTCGCAACAGATTAGACAGGATACAAAGGCCCAGGGCCTGCGCCCTGATGCTGCATACTCTCCTGCACAGCAGCGGTCCATTCGGGGCCACGGGTCAGCAGGCCCAGGTCACGCATGTGCCTGATGGCTTGGCTCACCGTATCCACAAGGTCATCATTCTTGCCCTTGGGGAAGGTGCCGACCTGGGTGATCACCTGATCGGCCCAAGATCGGTCGGGCGAATAGACCATCCCCTCGGCAAACAGGTGCTGTACGGAATACAGCCGGGCAAGCTTGTCCTGGCCCTTGGGGTCCAGAAGCTGAACGCCCCAATCTTCATGGCCAAACAGGCGCCGCAGCTCCTGGGCCACGGAATGCCCGGCTGCCTTGTTTTCGATGATCAGCTTATCCACGCGCATGCGGCGGCAGGTGGAAGCCACCTTCTCAACCAGATCATGCAGCTCCAGGCGCTCGGCCCAGGCATTCATCAGCATCACGCGCGGGTGCTGCTGGCTGTAACTGCGCTCAACGCCGTCCTCGGTCTTGGCGGCCTGGGCCACAACATCGCCGGAGAAGACGCCCCAGACGGTCATGGCAGAAAAGTCGTTTTCAGTCTTGGTGGTGTAGGCCGTGTCCAGGCTGGCCACGATATAGTCCATGGCCGGGTAGGCATCCTCGGTCCAAAGCTGCCACCAGTCGCGCTTGATGATCCCGCCGCCCTTGGGCTCAGGGCGCTGCTGAAGCTGCCCGGCAGCGGTCCATGGCCCCATCTGCTTTTCCAGGGTGGCCACTTCGGGCTCGCCAAAGCGCTCAGGCCACAGAAGCTCCCCGGCTTCCTCACGCGGGTCTTGCCAGCCAATGGAGGTCACAAAGCTGCGCTCTGGCTCGTATTTCATCGGCAAACAAAGATGCGTCCAGTTGTCGGCGTCTTTGGACAGGATGTGGCCGGTCAGGTCTTCCTCGGACAAGCGCTGCTGGATCACGATGAAGGCGCCGGTCTTGGGATCGTTCAAGCGGGTGCTGAGGGCGCCGTCCCACCATTCGATGGTGGCTTCAATGGTGGCCTCAGAGAAAGCTTCCTGGGCAGCGTTGGGATCATCCACCACGATGATCGACCCGCCTTCGCCGGTCAGCGCTGATCCCACGGAGGTGGAGAGGCGCGATCCGCCCAGGCTGTTGTCAAATCGGGTCTTGGTGTTTTGATCGCCGGTCAGGCTGAAGCGGCTGCCCCAGAGGCGCTGATACCAGGGCGACTCGATCAACCTGCGGCACTTCACACTGTCGCGAAGGCTCAGGCTCTGGGCATAGGATGCATGCAGGAATTGAACGCCAGGGCCGCTGGTGGGGCTGCGATGACGCTGCGCCCAGACCCACGCAGGGAAGGCTACGGAGGTCAGGGAGGACTTGGAGCAGCGCGGTGGGATGTTCACCAGCAGGCGCCTGATCTCGCCGTCACAGACGGCTTGCAGATGCTCTGCAACGGCCTCGATCACCCAGCCAGGGGTGAATGGCGAGGGGTCGATGTACTGCCAGCCGCTCATTAGGAAATCGTATAAGCTTTCCTCACACTCAACCCGGTCAAGCTCTGCCAGCATATCATCGGGATCAATTTCATCGGCGCCAAAACGCAGAATAGCCATTACATATTCCAGTATCGGAACCGCGCGATACATTCACCTAGCGCTTCGTGCATGTCCCTCACTGTATCTTCATCTAATAGTAATCTGTAATTTTTACCCTTGCTTGAGCTAAATTCAAAATCAATAAGGTTCAAACTTTCGTTTGCTTTGAACCTTATGACGTGAACCGTAGTCGGACACATGTGATCAAACCAAGCATCGCCTTCTCTGGCTTTTTCCCATTCATCTTCCATAATCATCCCTTTCCTTTTGCGGCCAACAGAGCGGCCCGTAAAACATCTCGCTGCTCTTGTGTCAGCGCAGAGGCATCAAACGCCACTTTAGTCTCAGTCTGAAGCGGGCCACCGCCAGGGCCGGTATTCTCCTGAATGCGCCGGTCGCCGTAAATCCTGGGCGCCATCTTCATCGCCCGCCACTGCGCCGTGGAAATCTTTACCTTCATTGACTGATGATTATCCTCAGTCGTTTCAGCGGCCATTTGCTCAATCTTATCAACAAGATAATCTGCAAGACCTTCTCTCGCGCGCGCGCACCGTGCCTCAAATTCTTTGTTTTCGTCAAGCCATCTGTAAACTGTCGCCCGCGAAGGCATCGCCTCATCACGGCAAATATTAACCATGCTCTCGCCTTCAATCATGCGAGTAATTATTTGATCTGCAATGGTTTTTGAATAAATAGCTGGCCTTCCCGCTTTCTTTTTTTCGGGTTCGGCTTCGGCTTCAGGCTGTATCTTCTTGGGGCGTGGCATGATGGCCTCCTGCCCCAAATATAGTAGAACCTGCTGGGCGGTTCCAGCAGGTTCTTTGGGAAGCCTTAGAAGTTGTAATCGTAAAACTTGCGGGGCTGCACGGCCAGGACAAAACGCTCACCATGCTTGCAGCGCCACCGGCCATCCTTTTGCAGGCGGATGCGGATCACGCGGGCTTCTGGGTTGCTGGTGATGGTCCATTCCTGCTTGTGCTGGTCGGAGAAGTGGCCGACGAAGCCGCCGGGCTTGAAGCCCATATCTTCGGCGGGGTTTGCGCGCTCTGCGTTCATTTCGCGGATTTCGATGGTGCGGTCGCTGACGCGGCGCACGATTTCGTAGGGATTTACGTCAGAGTAGCCGATGTGGTTTGCGAAGTTGAAGGTCATTTCCGTATCTCCATCTCAATCGGCGTCATTGCCTGAGACATCTTGTAGCGATAT